ATATATAACGGTACTCAAAGATGAAACTAAACCTAAGATCTTTGGATTGGATACATGTGATATATCTAAGCAGTTCTATGTGTTTGAGGGTCCTATAGACTCAATGTTCTTTGATAACGCGATTGCGATGTGTGGTTCAGATTTGACGAAGTCTATAGATATAGATAAAGCAAAAGCAACCATAGTATTTGATAATGAGCCAAGGTCTGCACAGATTGTAAAGAAGATTGAGAAATATATAGACAACGGATATAAAGTCTGTCTATGGCCGGGGAATGTAAAAGGCAAGGACGTCAACGAGATGATACTTAATGGTCATGAACCTGAGGAGCTTAAGATCATTGTAGATAAGAACACGTTTGGCGGTCTTGAAGCTAAGTTAAATATACAAGTGTGGAGAAAATGCTAATGAGTCTTGATGGTGAAGAACTTTGGGCCAGTGAATTAATTGACCAACATGCTAAGCGTCCTGTCAGGCTGGTTAGTTATTCCGTTATCGACTACGATTATTCATGCAACGTAGGGGTGGATCAAGACATTGGGTGTGAAGACTTGATTGCTTTTTGTGCTAGAGTGAGCAACCCGAGCAACCAAAGTAATGTACAAACTTCTGAAAAATTGATACAATACTTAGTAAGAAACAAACACTGGTCTCCGTTTGAAATGGTCAACGCTTGTCTTGAAATAACTACGACGAGGGACATCGCCAGACAGATACTGAGACACAGGTCGTTCTCTTTCCAAGAGTTTAGTCAGAGGTATGCGAACCCAGTGGATGAACTCTCGTTTGTTCAGCGAGAAGCTAGACTACAAGATTTAAAGAATCGTCAGAACTCAATCGAGATCAATGACGAAACACTCCATTCAAACTGGAAGATGTTTCAAGACGAGATCATTGGTTATGCTAAGCATGCGTATGAGTGGGCAATAAACAACGGTATAGCAAAAGAAGTAGCAAGAGCAGTCTTGCCAGAAGGACTAGTACTATCTAAGATGTATATGAGTGGATCAATTCGTTCATGGATTCATTACATAGAAGTAAGGAGTGATCCTTCTACTCAAAAAGAACACAGGATCATTGCTCAACAGTGTGCGTATGAGCTAGCCAGCATCATACCGAATATTTCAAAACAACTAATAAAAGCATAACAATCGAGGGATCTATATGACATCAAAAGTCAACTACATGGGAATTGAGATAGACTACACACGCGACTCCCTCTTCGATGAACTAGGTCTTAAACGACTTAAAGAATCTTATATGCTCGATAATGAAACATCACCGCAAGAAAGATTTGCCTATGTATCAAAGACCTTTGCTACCGATCCTGAACACGCTCAGAGACTTTATGACTATAGTAGTCGTCACTGGTTGTCTTACTCTACTCCTATCCTTTCAATTGGTCGTAGTAAGCATGGACTACCTATTTCATGCTTTCTACCGTACTTGCACGACACGGCTGAGGGCCTTGTGGATTGCTTGTCGGAAGTTAACTGGCTATCAATGCTTGGCGGCGGTATTGGCATTGGTGTTGGTATCCGTTCTTCTGATGAAAAGTCTACCGGTGTTATGCCACACCTTAAGATCTACGATGCATCTTCTCTAGCTTATCGTCAAGGAAAAACAAGAAGAGGTTCTTACGCTGCATACCTCGACATCTCTCATCCAGACATCGTCATGTTCCTTGACATGAGGAAGCCAACCGGTGATCCTAACATGAGGACGTTGAATCTTCATCACGGTGTAAACATCACAGACGACTTCATGCAACTCATTGAAAAATGCATGCTGGATCCCAATGCTGATGATTCATGGAACCTAGTTGATCCTCACTCAAAAGAAGTTCGAGAAACCGTCTCAGCTAAAGAACTATGGCAAAAGATTCTCGAAACAAGAATGTTGACGGGTGAACCCTACATCCACTTCATTGATACATCTAATAAGCACCTACCCGAGTGGCAGAAGAAGCTTGGTCTATCTATCAAGCAATCTAACCTATGCTCTGAAATCGTCCTACCAACTGATAAAAGTAGGACTGCAGTGTGTTGCTTATCATCTGTCAATATTGAGTACTATGATAATTGGAAGAACGACAAGATGTTCTTAAAAGACATCGCAGAGATGCTTGATAATGTATTGGGCTACTTCATCAACAATGCTCCTAATGTAATCAAGAGAGCAAAGTACTCAGCGATGAGGGAACGTTCGATCGGTGTAGGTGCTCTTGGGTTTCATGCTCTTCTTCAGAAGAAGTCTATTCCATGGGAATCAGCAATGGCAGTTGGCTTGAATAAAAGAATATTTAAGCACATTAGAACTCAACTCGATGAAGCAAATATTGAGCTGGGAAAATCTAGGGGAGAAGCACCAGATGCTAAAGGAACAGGTCTTAGATTTAGCCACTTAATGGCTGTTGCACCAAACGCATCTAGCTCAATCATCATGGGCAATACTTCACCTTCCATCGAGCCCTATCGAGCGAATGCTTATAGACAAGACACTTTGAGCGGCGCTTCATTTTATAAAAATAGGTTTCTCGATAAGCTAATTAAAGATAAATGTAAAGAAGATGATAAGATAAACTATGATGAAGTATGGTCATCTATCATAGCAAATGATGGTTCAGTGCAACACCTTGACTTCATGACCGATTGGGAAAAAGATGTGTTTAAGACATCTATGGAAATAGATCAGCGTTGGGTTATAGAGCATGCTGCCGATAGACAAGAATTCATAGATCAAGCACAGTCGGTCAATCTTTTCTTTAGACCAAATATAAATATTATTTACCTACACGCCGTTCACTTCTTAGCTTGGAAGCGTGGACTAAAGACTCTATACTACTGTCGTTCTGAAAAGATTGGAAAAGCTGACAGAGTTGCAAAGAAGATTGAAAGGCACATCATTGAGGAAATCGATATGAAGCAGTTGACCGAAGGAGAAGCCTGTTTAGCTTGCGAGGGTTGATGGAAAAATCTAACATAGTTTTATTATCTGATGTGTATAAGATGCGAGAGCAAAAACAAAAAGAACTCGAATTTTACACAGAGAAATTAAAAGAGCTAGAAACAAAGATGTTTTTTCTAAGTAAAGAAATACAAGTAACAAATTTTATTATTGACATGATAGAAAAAGAAAAAATTCACATGATTGGACACAACGAAAATGATTAAGAAGCTCACATTAAAACTAACAGACGAACGCAATTACTTCAAGCCATTCTCTTATCCTTGGGCGTATGATTCTTGGCTCAAGCATGAACAATCTCATTGGATTCATACCGAAGTTCCTATGCTTGAAGATGTTAAAGACTGGAAGAAGAGGTTAACAAATGAAGAAAAGAAGTTTCTTACAAACATTTTTAGATTTTTTACACAGGGAGATATCGACGTTGCTGGTGGCTACGTTCATAATTACCTTCCTTATTTTCCTCAACCTGAAGTAAGGATGATGTTGAGCGGCTTTGCCGCTCGTGAAGCACTTCATGTTGCTGCGTATTCTCATTTGATTGAAACACTTGGTATGCCTGAATCTACATATAATGAATTCATGCAGTATGAAGAGATGAAAGCTAAGCACGACTTTTTTACTAAGATAGCTGGCCAAGATGCAAGTACGATCGCGCAACAGATCGCAGCATTCTCTGCGTTCACTGAAGGTATGCAGTTGTTCTCATCATTCATCATGCTCCTTAATTTTCCTCGTCACGGAAAGATGAAAGGAATGGGACAGATCATTACATGGTCGATTGTCGATGAAACTATTCACGCAGAATCTATGATTAAACTATTCAGAACATTTGTTGAAGAGAATCGAGATATTTGGAATGACCAACTTAAATCAGAAATTTATACTATTGCGGAAAAGATGGTTGAGCTGGAAGACAGATTCATCGACCTCGCATTCTCTATGGGCGACATGGAGAACCTTTCAAGTGATGATGTTAAGCACTATATTCGGTATATTGCTGATAGGCGCCTTATTAGTCTCGGTCTTAAAGGAATTAATAAAGTCAAGAAGAATCCACTTCCATGGGTAGAGACTATGATTAACGCACCTATTCATACAAACTTCTTTGAAAATAGAGCTACAGATTATGCTAAAGGTGCTTTGTCTGGTTCTTGGGAAGAAGTATGGGCGAGTTAGTAACACAACTAATCATTGAATATAATTACTATGTTATGTGTACACTCATATTAGCATTTGCTTTCTTGCTTAATAAAATAAAATGAAATAAATAATACCATCTAAAGGGTGGTATTATGTGGTTATACGAAGAAAAACAAATAGATGATGAGCTTGTGAACGCACACTATGGTTTTGTTTACCTAATAGAAAATCTAGATACAGGTAAACGATACATTGGTCGTAAGTACTTTACAAAGGCGTCTTCCAAACAAGTCAAAGGAAAAAGAAAACGTTGTCGTAAAGAGTCAGACTGGAAAGATTACTGGGGTTCTTCACAACGTCTCTTAGCTGACATTGAATCACTAGGTAAAGATAAATTTAAAAAGTCTATCTTACGTCTTTGTAAGACAAGGGGTGAATGTAATTATTGGGAAGCTAAACTTCAATTTATACACAATGTATTAGAAAATGATGATTATTACAATGATAACATCATGATGAAGTTTACACGTAAGAACATTGGTCTATAATGTCTTATGGCTAAGTGGTTCAAAAGAACTAAAAGGGGTGGAACCACTTATACCACTTATCAAGATGGAAGCAAACCAACTACTTGGTCACAATCGTATAAAGACGGATCTACACGAACAACATATACTCATCGTGGAGGTCAAGTCACCGTCACTAAAACTACCAAACAAGGTGGTTATACCAAGATAGAAAAACAAGTTCAAAATAAAAAGCAAAGACCAAAGAAATATAAAGCATGGAAACCCAAGCATTCTACTAAATGGAAATCACCGTTTAGACCAAGAACAAGAATAAGAACAAGACGTTCACGCAGTCAACCTATGAGTCTTATTACAATATTATTTTGGATCTTATTTGCGTTCTCTCCGGCTATTATTAGTTATTTGAAAGAAATCTTGAACAATTAAAATTCTAATGTACATATTTTTTTAAATTAGATATTATATACCTATCTGCCCATAGCTCAGTTGGATAGAGCAACAGCCTTCTAAGCTGTTGGTCGGGGGTTCGAATCCCTCTGGGCAGGCCAAACA